AGTCTCCCTTGCGAACTCTTTCTCCGCGAGAAATGTCGTTTGACGCAAAGTCTTTTTCCATTGCAAGATTTGCAAGGTATTGCTGCGCCTCTTTCTCTATCTTTTTCTCCATGTCAACAATGTATTTTTTGGCATCAGGATTCACCTTTACCGCATCGTAAAAAGGCTTCATGATGTTTTGAATCATCATGCCAAAATCAACTTGCTTGTTTGTTTGTGAATCAATTTGACCCGCTGCTTCAAACTGCAGCCGAATCAATGGGCCGGATTCCCTGACTTGTTTTTCTAATTCGACATCGCGCTGGGCAACAAATTTCTTAATCTCAAACTCTGTTGCCGCCTTAAACAGCAAGGATCCATTCGTTGCTGCAGACGCCCTAAATTGAACTGATTGATTTGGACTTAATTGATTCAGTGCTGCAGCATATCCATCGGTTTGTGACCTTAGATCATCACGCATTGCCTGAATGTCAACATCTAATCCAGCCTGAATCTTTGCTGCATATGATGTGACCTTGTTCTGCAATTGTGTTTGCAATTGACTTCTAAGAACCGCACCTTGCGTTTCAAGATATGACTCCTGAAACACAGTGCCTGCACCAGGAACCTTGGGAGGTTGTTTTGCACCAATTGCTGTAAGCAATTGATCCTGTGTGATTGGGTTTTCTAGAGCATATTTGGCGCCAGCTTTTTGAGCCTCGGTAGTTGCTTCTTGATGAAAGAATGCAGCCATCCTGTCCAACTGCTGGCCAAGCACACTCCAGCCGGAAGCGGCCGCTTGCTGAGGCGCCGTGCTGATCTTTGGCAGGTCAGCGTACTGGGCGCCAGCGTATTCGTATGTGGGTAGGGTTGCCATGTTATGCCGTCATGCTTGGGATCTTGACGCCTTTGTATGCCGCACCGGCAAGCAGTCCCTTGCCAGCCCCGGTAAGCCACCCAGTCTCCTCGCTAGTGGCCGCCGCGTATCGCAGACTCTGAGACTGTGCCAGGCCACCAGACATGGCCAGTAGGGCATTCTCTTCCAGGATCTGCATCTCGTTGCCGGCACGGTATGCATTGGACTGGGCAACGGTCATGGGGCTGCCCGACAGGGGATCCACGCCACCGGCCACGGCCCTGGCAATTAGGGTTCCCCGCAGACGCTCCTGGCGCTCCAGCAGTTGGTATGCCTGCCGGTTGTAGTTCAGGGCATTCTGCCGGCCCTGCAGTTCTGCCTGGCCTGCCTGCAGCCGGTAATAGTCGGCCTGTGCGCTGCCTTGGGCAATGCTGCTGAATGCGCTAATCGCATTGCCAGCAAGCTGCATATTGGCTGCAGTGAACAGGGTTGGCGTGGCGGCAGACAATGCAATGCCCTCCATAGCCAGACCTGTTGTTCCAACGGTGCCTGCCTCAATCAATGCCGCGCCTTCTACCGCCGAAATACTGGCCATGGTAGCCTCGGCCGCAAACATTGCTGTGATTGGATCCTGATATTTGGCAGACTTGGCAACACCAAATTTGCTAACTGGCCCTGAAAATGGATCGCCAACTGGAATTTCAGATGAAAATGCTTTGCATTGTGACCGGCTGATTTGTCTGCTAATTATCATCATGAACCTCCATACACGCTTAGTTTGTACTCCATCCCAAGCAGGTTCAGCTTCAGGGGCAGAGTCTGTGTGATCGAAATCTGGGCATCTCGGTCATAGCCACCAATGCCAGATATCTGCTTGGTTCCAGTGAACTCCGGCACATCATTGTCCAGTATGCCGCCAGTGTCCAGTGTCCTGATCGGCACCAGGTTGTCGTTGACCACAATGTGCTGGGTCTGATACAGGATTGCATTGACCTCAATGACGCGCTTGACAAAGCCGGTGCGAGGCCCGGCCTGGAACCGCGGCTCAATCGGCAAAGTCACAATGCTGACCGTGAATGGCAGGCCCACCTCATAGCTGGTGGTGCTTGCCCTGTCCATGGTGATTGAGCCACCACCGCTGACCACCTCATCTGACAGCACAGAGCCGTCTGCCTTGACATTCAGGGTCTTGCCAATGTGTGGCAGGCTCGAAATGGTGGTGGCCACGCCGCCAGTGAAGGCGCAGTCAGTGAACACAGTCTGGTCAAAGACCTCTACATAGTACTTGTCCACCGAGTTGAATGTGCGCTTGACCACCACATAGATGTCCTCAATGTCCACGCCAATGTCTTTGAACTGGCCATCTGTGGTCAATTTGCTGGGCGCCACCACATTCTGCTGCCGCAAAATAGAGTAGTTGGCAATGGTGCCATCCCCATTCAGCATGAACAGGGTATCGGTCTCCTCAGTACTGGTGGCTTTTCTGAGCGCCAACTCAGCCGGGCTATTGATCAGGTGGCTGGACAGCAGGCTGATGGACTGGCTCACATACGAAGCCGTTGTATCGCTGAACTGGAACTCGTTCAATGCCTTGCCCTGGCGCTGCACATACAGTGTGCCGGACTGCAGGATCTGCACCCGAATGCCTTCCCGGCTGCCATTGCGGGATATTGCCTTGACGAAAAAGTTGGTGGGGGTGATCGGATCGAGGCCTGATTGCGGAACATAGAACTCACCTCCGCTAGTGAAGACCTGCAGATCCCGGCCGCTAATGATGTCAATGATCACATTCAGACTGTTGGTGTCCAGGGTGGCCTCGACAGCATCATCGTCATATGCCTGGTCAGGCATGAAGTCAAAGAATTGGGCAACCTTGCTGCCCCACACCGTGCTTGGCCTGCTCTTGCTGCCACCAAAGTACAGCCTGCCTTCATGGAAGGTAGCCGTCCTGGGCCAGCCTCTGCCGGAAGACCACACATCCTCGTACCCAGACTCCAGTTCCCAGTTGCCATTGGCAATGGCGGTGGTATCAAAAAATGGTATCTCGGTCACCGCACTGACCACTGTGGCACTTGTATACGCCACAATCCTGGCCCTGCCCTGGGGGCTGGCATTGATGTACTGGCCAACAGACCCGGCACTGAATACGCCAGAACTGGCCGTCAGTGTGACCTCGCCAGACTTTGCACTGGGTGTCAGGGTGCCTGCAGGATTGGACAGGGTAATGGTGAATGCATACTTTGGTACGCTGACAAACGATATGTTGCTGACTGTCCAGCTTGCGTCTGTGCCACCCCGCACAATCTTGATCGGGTTGATGTCCTTGTGAGTGATAATCAGAGTATCCGCGCTCTGAGTCCAGCACATGGTTGACAGGATAGAACTGGTTACCGCAGACACTGCCAGGTAAGGGTTTCCACTACCATTGATGTTTGTGATCAGCACCTTGTCCTTGAACACATACATCCGCTGGTTAGTGAAGATCAGCATATAACTGTCATCAACCGAGAACTCGAAGGGCACACACCGAGTGCCATTCTGTGGGTTGGCCGCACTGGGCAACTCGTACAGGTATCTCAGGCCGCCCCGGCGCCTTACCCCACCCTGGGGCTGCACCACCACATTGGTAAGTGTCTCAGCCCCATTCTGGTATTGATTTAGATCAACCCTGGCTCGAAGCAAGGGATCCAATTCCCCGCTGCTGAAGTTGGTCTGAAACAGGACAAGCCGGGTCATTAGTACCTCACCGCAACCAGGCTGAAGTCTTCAAAGCTGGTGGTCACATTGCCCTGCCCATCAATGACCATGGCGGTGCGGAAGAATCCACCTCGGTTGTTCTCGGACGGCGCACCAACGGCCACGCCCTGCCAATACTGGGTCTTGGCAACCTGGTCTGTGATCGGGTCTGCCAGGTGCCATGCCATCATGTACTTGAGCAATTGGACAAAGTAGCTGGGCATCTCAGCCTCGGTGGGCAGAAACTGGTAGTCAATGACCACAGTCTCCTCATTGGTCAGCAATTTGTCGCCCTGGATTGTCCAGTCGGCAAATGTCCTGGCGCCTACCGCGGTGCTGTTGTAGGCCCGGCGAATCGTACCCAATCGGTCTGATGGGAGTTGGTATTCGTATCTGTACTGATTGACTGGCGTATTGATAGTCTGAGCCAGCGCAACCTTTTTGAATGTAAAACTCCAGGGGTATGCCTGGAGCGTGGCCTTCTTCAGATCTGGGTAGATCCGGTCACAGATGTTGGATGCATCGGTTCCCTCATTGAATGAGGTGATCGACTTGGCGCCCAGCATCAATAGTGCATCTGAGCAAACCTTGAGATCTGTATCACCGCTGGCCATTCGGTATTCTCCATGTAAGAAAGGCCAACCCCTAGTTAACTAAGAGTTGGCCCATTAGCTGACTACTTTTTAATCGCTGTCAGTTGCAGAGAGAGTGGTGCCATCAGCCACATCAACCACAGATCCTGTGTTAGACAGAACCTGGGTCAGGGTGCAAACAGCAGTAGAACCAGTGCTGGTCACACAGTAGATCAGATCGCCAACCTTGAGCGTTGCAGCCAAGGTGTCGAAATAACCCTGCGTATTGACAGTCGCAATGGTGTCAGTGGTTGAGTAAGCATAAATGCTGGGAGCATTTCCAGACTTGGAAGCACCAACAGTTGCCCATCCAGTTGCAGAAAAAGCCATGATGGTTACTCCTTATTCGCGGCAGGTGATAGCAACAACGCCACCGGCATCAATTGCAGTTGCGCCAGCAGAGAACATGGACGACACCAACCAAGAGGTCTTCTCAGGGATGTAGTTGATTTCACTGCGGATGCCCATGCCCTCGGCCATGCCAATAGCATTCTTGTGGTAAGCGTACACAACGCGATCCTGGCCAGAGCCGCCACCAGTCAGACCACCCTCGGAGCGGTCACCAATGGTGATGAACTTGAAGCCCAGGAAGGTGTCCAGTTCGCCCTGCACCAGTGCCTT